CAGTAGAAACGTTTCCAATAACTTTGGTTTTTCCTGGAATTGTAAATGATCCCTCAATTAAATCTTTCTCATCAAAACCAACAAATAAACCTAATTTATAATAGGTTCTACCCTTTCTAGTAATAATCTCTACTTCTGATACAGATGCCTGAGTGTTGACATCTGTAGATTTTCTGATTGTTTGCCCAACCAATTTATTTGGATCACCAGAAATTCTTTCGGCAATTACAATTTCTCTTCTGATAAATTGTGCGGAAGATGGTTTTAATAGATATTGCTCAAGATCAATAACTTTTGGTGTTACTCCATACAAAATATTAAAAAGAATTCTGAAAGATTCTTCGGTCCCTTTTGCTTGATAGAATACTTTTGATTCCTTAATGAAGTTACTTACGTCCAGATTAGAAACAAAATCAACATTTTCTAATCCTGGAGTGAGAGTATATTTAACTTTCGTATAAAACTCTTTTAAAAATAAAGAACTTAAATTTGAAACAACTGCACCAGAGGTGTGTGCTGCCGAAGAAGAAGTTGAAAAAACCAATTCCCCAGGTGAATTGTCTGCATGATAAGTTGTTATACCACTAAAACCACGAATACAACCAGTAAAACTGTTTGTGGTTATTCCAGTATATGTAATAATTTCATCATCAATTTTAAATAGACCATACTGATTTGGAAATCCTTTGGTACTATTGACTACAACTACAGAATCTGTGCTGGTGATGTTTGATGATAAAGAAGTTGCTCCAGTAATTACTTCTGGAGTTAGGTTATCTAACTTTAAATATTGATCTAAATTATCTACAATATCAACTGGTCCACCAGAAAATTCCTGCGAAATATAATACTGCTTTAAAAATTCTGATGCTTTTGGACTTTCTGATAGAATAAATTCTGGAAGTTGATTCTCAACAATTTGTTGTATTTGTACTCTTGATTCAAACCCTGTTGCTATCATCTTATATCCTCTTGAGTTCTCCGTTTAGATAATTTGATGTTACCTTAAATCCAATACCAGATATTTGTTCACCAGAAGATATGGTATCCTTAACCATATTTATGGTGCTGTCAGCAACGCTAAAGTTTAGGTATAGATCCTTTAATCCAATGATATCATTTGATTCAGGATATGCTTGGACCTGAATGATATTATTACCTAAATCTGTAGAAGTGATATTTATTGTTGTTAAAATTATTTCGCCAGTTGTATAATCAACTGTTCCCGCTGATTTGATTACGACTCGGTTAGTTAATCCATTTAGATCTGGTTTAACTACAGATATTACTCCAGTTCCACTCCCATCCAAGTTGCCATTAGCATCTTTATTTGGAACATCTGTTAGATATACTGTATCTGCCTCACCAGAGATTCTAAATCCAGTACTTTTAATATTGAACCCTTTGGAATTGATATGAAACTGATTTCCAAAGCACAGTTCATATTGTGCGAATTGATTGACTGCTGCTTTTAAGTTTCTTCTTATAACAACTCTGGTTATATTTGAAGTAATCGCAGTATCAACATCATCAATAATTCTCACAAGTTTACTATACTTAAATCTACCACCAAACTTATTAACATCTGTAGAAGAAGCATAAGTTGTAAGAGCACTGGTAACTCTTGTTTTTAGATCATTTACATTTGATACTTTTGGTGAATCATAGTAAACTGCGGTATCAATCTCAACATAAAGAACTTTGAGATCAATGATAGACTGATTAATACCAGTCAATGAGTAATTTTTAAGTTTACTCAAAATCTGTTGCTTATCAAAATCAGAAACGTAATCACCATTTTTTGGTTTAATGCTAATCAGAACGGTTCCGAATTGTGGGGGATCTAACTCTTCACCACCCACAACAGATACTGATTCTGTATTTGGATAAATTTGTTGAATAATAGACTCATAATCCCTTCCAGTAACCGCTCTATACTGTGACGAATAGAGTCTTGGAGCAAAGTATTTGATTGAGTCAATACTTTCAATATCACCACCATTAGATGAGGATGTTGTGGTAAGAACAGAAACCGTTGATGACGGGACTACAATTTCATCTGAAGATCCTCTTAACGATCCAGAGAATGAAAATAGGGATGCACCATTACCGTCTTTTCCATCTGTGACGATATAGGTGACTGTAATTATAGTTCCGTTTTCTAATTTTCTTCCAAAAATGCCGTCACCAAACAACAACTCATACTTCTCATCTTTTATTTCCTGAATCAGGAATGTTTCGGAAGAACTGTCTAGATTTAAGATGTTGTCAACTAAAGTATATTCTCTACCAAGTCCAGTATCAGAAATACCCTTTACATAGACCACAATTGTTGATGTGTCAATAAACGAATTATCTAATAGGAATCTCTGATCTAATGATCCATCAACAACGAATTGGTTACGAAGAAAAGTTCCTTGATAAATGCTGACATCGCTAAATGATGCCACACCTCCAGTTACAGTGGTCGTGATATTTTCTGGAACTGAAAAAGTATAGGTCGTGTCTTCAATGCCACCAACGCACACTAGACCTGCCTGTAAGGTCAGTGTTGGACTTGTTGTGGTAGTTGGCACCGTTAATGAAACAACCGCTTTAGACGCCGTTCTAGAGCGTGGTACGTATCCAATATTTCTTGCTAACGAGACAACGTTTTCTCTTAAAGATGCAGAGTCTAGGAAAGACTCATTCACGACCATGTTGGAATTAAATGCCGTGATATAAGTGTTATATGCTAGAGTATCAATTAATACAGAGAAGTTTGATCCTTCAAAATCAAAGTCTGTAAAATTTGAGTTCGCACGAAGATAATCCTTTATAGAAGTTTTGATCTGATCAAAATCTAGGTTGGTAAACTGTGTAAAAGGCATTTTATCTTGTTGCCTCTAGGATAAATGTAAATTCTTGAGTCGGGAAGTCTTGTCCAATAATGTCAAAGAATATGGTTGCCTCAAACTCATTAGTATCTGGTCTAGGAGTTACCTCAACAGAAACGTTTTCAACTCTGGTTTCAAAGTTGCGTATCGCAAGTTCAATTTGATTTTGTATGATTGAGGCAGTACCAAAATCAACAAATTCAAAAAGACTACTACGAACGTCAGATCCAAAAACTGGATTGAAGAACTTTTCTGTAGGAAGAGTCTCTACAATGTTCCTGACTGATCTTTTTATTGCGTTTTCGTTTCTCAATATCGGCAAATCCTTTGTGACCGGATGAGGTTCAAAGGATAAACTAATATCTTTAAACGATCTAGATATCCTTTGTATTGCCATCGGACAAAAGTTTCTTGCTTTATTTATATCCTATTTCCAAGGTGAACCATATGTTGGTTCAGTTCCATAACTCCAATCATCGTAATCTTCATCATTACGAATTTTCTCATGAAGTTCGGTTTGTTTTTTGAGATTGTGCTTGGGTGCCAAGTCATGATAAATTTCTTGAATGACTCTTTTTGGTGAGTTTATATTATAATCAGTGATTAATTTCGTGGTTCCCCACATCTCTCTCATGTAATTTGAATCTCTATCGACTGGTAGATTAGACATTTTAGCTCCTGTTTTAAGTCAATAAAACAGAACTTTTATAAAGGAGGTTGCTATCTCCTTACTTCTATTTAACGATCTATTTCACGCAGAGAATATGAGTCTGAATTGAGGTATTTAAGTATTTCAAGAGCAATTAATTTGGGATTTCCTTCACCACAGGTGTATACATCTACTGCCAGACACCCATTTTCTGGCCAAGTATGACAAGAAACATGACTTTCAGAGAGTGCGATGACGACTGTACATCCCTGTGGAAGAAAACAATGGGCAAATGTGTTCAGAATAGTCATTTTCGCACGTTCAATGCCCCTAATCATGACGTTCTGTAGAGATTCTACGTCATTAATCAGGTCAAAATCAACATCATACACCTCTAGAAGTAGGTGCTTACCCATTGAAAACTTTTCCAACTCAATTTGTGGTAAAAAATCTATTTATTTTTGTTCTAAATTTGTAATTTCGTACATATAGTGCTCTGAAGTTTCAATTTTTCGTTTATTTTCTACAGAGTAGATCGTCATGTCAATCTCATAACCTGGATTTTTACTGATTCTGTTAAAAGTCCAAGCATTATCATACCAAACAATGCGATTATTTGGATAGGCATAGTAATTTCCAGTCTCTACTTTAAATAAATGAGCACATTTATGCTCTGGAGTCTCTGAAAAGTTAAGATCTGGTATTCCTTTGTTTTCCCAAGACCAGTCAAGAGTGAACATATAAGATCCAATGACCTTTTTTCCATCAGGGCGTATCAAATCTGCCTGTAATCCAGCAAGACGAGCACGTTTTTGTACATCAATATAGGGAGAAAAACAATCCCAGTACATAATATCTTCTAAGGGTTCAATCTCAGCATCTGGTCTCCAGCAAAAAGCGTGAAGTGGCCTGCGAGTCCAATTCACGCCATTTTCAAGAAATGCCTCAAATAGAGGAACTCTTTTTTCAATACTTGCGACGGAATGTACGTCACATTTGGTCACTTCGCCATGTCCTTTCTGATGATTAAACAGAAACTCATTACGAATATAACAAGACCAATCTGGTAAACTATGGTTTAAGTATGCCATTGATTAACCTTTACCTTGTCCTCTGTATTTTTTCCGTGCCCCATTGCGAGAAGAAGCGGCATATTTGGTTCCCATACCCGCACCTTGACGAGACTTTTTAGGAGGACCAGGAAGATAAGAACTATTCTTATTCAGACCACCTTTTGCTTTTGCTGCCATACGTTGTTATTCTCCAATAAAATTTCAGTTTCAAGATCTCCAGGACATGGAGCACCTGTCTGATAATACTCTATAGACAGATCCTCCATCACATTGAAATATTCTTCTTCTGTAAGACTTGAATAAATTCTTCTTCCCTTACAGAGAATATTATATCGTTCGTTAGCCATCAAATGATTCTTGTCTTCTCGTGACCAACTCTGATACGAGGATCGCA